GCAGTTCATCAGACCAGCCAACGAACTCATACATCTGCTGAGTTGCTATGTCTTTAAACACAGCACAATGGATATGATGGTCTTTGGTACCCAGTAATCCATTGGCTTCTATATCCATGATTACTTTCATAGCTTACTGGACGTTAGCAAGTTGTAGCATGATATCCAGAGAAAGTGTAGTTATGGCAGTGAAGATTGTACATGCCACGATGATTGATAGGTCACGGATTACTTGTAGGAATTTCATATTAGTCCACCTTTATAATTATATCTTCGTAATAGTCACACTCAGTACATTCCTTGATACCTTTCGATTCGAAGGAGATGAGTGAATGTTCCCAGTTTAGTTCTTGCTCATTACATACAGGTCTTTGACACTTGATTCGCTCTATTTGTTCCCAGAGTTTATCAGTTTCTTCTTTCATTTCCAGCTCTCCCAGAACTCTAACATGTGGTTGACACCTGAACACTTCGGATAGGTCCGTATATCTTGTGGGTAGTTCACGGGATGTGCTCTCCTTACTTAGAATCTTTAGTAGTTGTACGGAAGATAGCTCGTTTAGCCGCATCCCATCCTTCGTACCAAAGAGACTTCTCTTCACCGTCCTTGTATGGACAAGAGGCTTGATCTTTACTAGCATGTGCTGCATTCACCCCTTCTTGGTGGTAATGTGAACATGCTCTCTTTCGGGTACTCATACAAAGTAACCGATCAGTTGACGGTATGTCTCGATATGCTCAAGTACGTACACGCCTGCTGCTGTGGCTACTGCTGCAATAGCTGCAAGCTTCAGTGCCTCATAAGCTAGGGCGATTGGTACTAGTAGGACAATACCAGCCCATGCAAGCGCAGTACCTGTAGCTGTAAGAGGGATATCATTTTCACGGAGAGATGTATATGTTAGTTTCATTGGTAGTATTCCTTAATAGGGGGAGGGTGCCGAGAAGTTCGGCTTGAATTCTTTCTTAGCGGGACGATAATTGTGGGGCTTGGGGACTTGAGTCATCCGCCCAGTCAGATCGTTGAAGTTGAGGTAGTCTGCTGTACCTGTACGTCCTGTGAATCTACACTTGAGTACGGTAAGTTCGGAGGTGTTAGCACAGAAACCATCAGTGTGTTGTTGGTTCCTCGATAATGCTATGACTGTCATACTTAACTGCTTCAATGTACCACTACCACGTAGATCATCTAGTGATGGTACATGCCCTTCTTCGAAAGGTTGTTTGTCCGTCTTCTTAAGGTGGACAACAAGGAAGATAGTTATGTTCAATTCTTTTACCATCTTTGCAAGCTTAGTCATGATGGTATCTATACGTTCACGTTCACCACCATCAGATGCAAACTCACTGACAATGATAGATAGGTGGTCAAGGAAGATTATCTTGTGTCCTGTAGCAGCGAACCACCTGATCTTAGAGAACAGGTTGTCATTGTCTAGGCCACCGAAGTAATCATAGCCTGAGAACCTTCGTGATCCATAGTAGAAGTCGAACGCTTCTTTCTTTTCTTCTAGTGTTGTTACTGTGTCGGGGAGATGTATTCGTTTATTGAGGTAGAGGGACATCATGCCATCCATACTATCGACAAGGTCTTCCTCCAGTTTGATGTCGGCTATCTTGAAGTCAGTGGTACGGAAGTAGTGGTCTTCAACTTCCCGTAAGAACTGTGTCTTACCCATACCTGACCCAGACGTTACCATTACTAGCTCACCTAGGCGTATGCCATAGGTTCTTTGATTCATTTCTTTCCATTGCTCAGGCCAAGGGTAACTGACTCTCTCTTGTCCTGCTGTGTACCTGTCCCACATGTCACCATAGTTGATGATGGCATCAGGCATGTACATCTTGGCATGCTTCATCACATCCCACTTAAGTTCATCAGCCTTGCCTTTGAGTAGCATCTCATTGGCATCTTTCTCTGAGTACTTAGCTATGTATACTTTACCTGCAAGTAGCTTACAAGCGTCATCTACGGCTGCCTGACCTGCATCATCCATGTCAAAGCAGAGTACTATCTTCTGGAACGAATCAACGAAATCCATTGATGTGCTAATATCCTTAGCCGCACTTGATGCTCCATGTGACAGGGACACAACACTCGGCTCCCACCCGGGTAGACCTGACAGTTCTTTGAGGATCTGGTACAGTGCGACACAGTCGAGTTCGCCTTCTGTGATATACAGAGTCTTACCATTAGGTTTGACCACATGAGAGCCGAACAACTCTGCATCTTTACAGTCTCCTTTTGAAAACATTTGCTTTGATTCGATAACACGTTGCTTGTACCCTGTGAACTTACCGCCTTTGTAGTAGGGGTACATGTGTGTGACAGGTTCGCCATTCGTTTCAGATAGGGTAACTCGTACTCCATAGCGTTGGCAAGCTGCCTTGTTGATCTTTCGATCGTGTAAATCTCGGAAAGGGTAGAGGTTGAATTCGGACAGAACGTCCTGAGGATCGTGCAGAGGGGCAACATGCTTCTCAACACTAGGGACTGACACCACACTACTACTGCTACGATTAGAACGTAACAGTGTCTTAGCCGACGTTGTTTCAAAGCCGGGTGGGTTGTCCTCGTAGTGCTTACACGAGAAGCATGTTGCATCATGGTATACCAAACCATCCTTGAGGGTATGTTCATACACTCTTAAAGCATCTGAGCTATCACACTTAGTACATGGGAAAAGCTCAGGCAGAGTTGTCTTATTAATTTCTTTGTTGTTACCTTTATACATCTATACGGTCCTTCATCCCTGTATTAGTAGAAGTAGTGGCATAGGTTGGATACGCCTACACTATATTGAGTAAGTATAGGACAACGAGAGAACTCTTTTAGTTCCCCCGGCAAGGAAAGAAATTTAGTGTGCATGTTGTGCACCAGTCTGAACAGCTTTGTTAGCCTGTGCCAGATCCATTACATAGTCAGATCCATCTTTAAACTCAATGCGCCATGTAGGGACTAGTGCTACGACCTGATCGTGACGATTTGTTACACTCTTCCAATCAGTCGTGATCACCTTAAGTTCTTGGTGATACGTATTAATAATTTGCTGTGTTACCCTGTCATGTGAAGCTCGGTCAGGGTTAACCACCACAGGTGTGGCGGTACGACGGTTGCGAATACTCATGGTGAGTACCTCCTTGGTGGATTGTTTCCTATACATACACCTATACATATAAGAAACAACCCACACGTGGTCGTCAGCTGACCACACAAGGAGTTAGTGCCATACTACAGCGTAGATCTTAGGCCAGATAGTAAGCAAACTTAGCTGCTTCCCACGCTGCCCCAAGCACTACTCCACCTAGAGCTACAATACCTTCGACAATACTGACGAACGTACCAAACTCTTCACCCAACCCGATAGCGGTAGCCATCTTCTGGATGTATGGCATGGACTGGTAGAACGTCCACGTCATTGTGCCTGGAAAAGCTATCCATCCTACGATGCTGGTGTAGATTAGCTTAACGGCAAGGGAATCAAAACGATTCCACTCTTGCTTCATCAGGTTCCACGTCCCAGCTATCAGTCTCCATGCCGTTAGTGGTAGTTTAAAGAACTGATAACACAGGTTGAGCAACCAATATAGTGGATTAAACCACGTTAGTAAAACACTAGTCATAAGATTTAGACTCCTCATGACATTAAAAGTTCACTAGTAGTACATGTACGGGGTAGGATTTGACACCTTGGCCCGCTTTGTCACATGAAATCCTGCTAGTACGAAGCCTACAGAGCCAGCTAGGACTCGATAGGTATCTCCAAGAGAATAGACAAGCATAGGCATACCTCATTTAACTTAGATTGAATAGGTTTCTACAGGTATCAGTTGGATAGATACCCTTCAGAGGCTCTCAGTTGGTCAGAGAGCGGTGTTAAGTATTAACCTACCCGATTAGTCAGGGTCATCCGACTCATCGGCATATGAAGTCTTACGGGGCTTGCGCCTGTTTGTTCTCATCATACGGATATAGCTTACCAAGGGTCTTCATCCTTTGCTTGGTTAGTCTTCATTACATTTATTCCTTATCAATCACTACATAATAAGTCAGGGTCAGTGTTTAACTCAACAGACATGACGTATACTCCAATGTAGGAGGACGACTTACCCACGGATAAGATCGCCCAGTTCGTCCTGTGCATTGTACTTGGTCAGTACTTCGATCAAGGCTTCTGGATATGTCTCAGGTGATGTGGTCACAAGAAGTTGATCCAGATCATCAGCTAGTGCACGAACGTTATTTGTAAAAGCTGAGATTGTATTCATGGTGTGTTACTCCCAAACTATTTGTAAGATAGCATACAAGACTCAGACACTTTAGATGCCCTTAGATAAAGGACATCACCCAATTAACTGCTGCCGTAATGTGTGAAGGATACGACGATGCATAAGCACCGAACCCTACACCCACACTGACCAGTACCAGACCGATCATTGTGTTACGAAACAGCGTATAGAAATAGCTACTATTATCATCCATCTTCGGAATCCTCTAACAGTTTTAACTACACTTCAGAATAACTGGGGACTTGTTGTGTCTCTGTCCTACTGCTCTGCAACAATACACTGGGTCATATGCATTGATGAAGAACAGCAGGAGGTACCGGTAGTATCTCACCTCTACTGTTACCTAGGACACACTAGCCCTCAGCCCTACTTTGTTACTACTGCCTACGCAGCTGCAAGACGCTGAGCTTTACGCTCAAGCACCAAGGCACACTTAGCACGCTTCGCTCGCTTATTAGCCAGACGATTAGCATACATCTCACTACGTACTGCCTTCTTACGAAGGTTAACCAGCCCACGATCAATTACTTTCTTGGCCTTAGGTGGTGTACGTTTACGTTCCACTTTAGTACCGGTACCTTTACGATAAGTAAAGAGATCAGAACCACGATGTTTCTTAGGTACGGTGCTGTTCTTCATACCGGTTGTACGTTTACGTTTAGGTACTAGAGACTTCTTCTCTTTAGCCTCCGCAATCTTTACCTTGATAGCTTCTTCTTCAGCCAGGGTCAAACGTTTCTTAAGCACAGGCAGTTGGATAGCCTTGGCTTTCTGTCGACGTTTGAACTTGGCATCCACCTTCTCAGGATTCTTCTCACGTTTAGGAGCAACGTAAGGTATACGTTCAGGCTTATCAGCGTGTACTACACCGATTACCTTACGGGGACCTTTACGTGTGGCTGGATCAGTCTTAATATAGAACTGCCCATCCACAAGATCCTCACTGAGATTGTGACCTCCTGCAACACGATCAACCTGTACTGCATTAGGTTTACGCAACGTACCTTTAATGTATTCGGTTGGTTGGAATTCATTATGAGGTACATGCTTCTTCTTCGCAGGATGATAAGCAGCGATCTTACGGGTATGAGGGCCGGTTGATTGGGCATTCTTTCCTGTAAGCAGTGGCCGCTGGGCCTTAACAGACTGCGGTGGTACGTATATGTCAGCGAGTGCCTGCTTTGAACGTCGACTCTCACCCATCGTACCATGTATTACGGTACCCTGATCCAAAGTCTTCTTCATCTTCTTGACTGAGCGAGACTCGTTCTCACGGTGCCAGCGTTTACGTTGTTGAATCTCACGTAACGCCTTTGCCTTCTTACTTAAACCAGACATTAGCCTGTTCCTTCTACAGAGTTATGGTTTGAGATAATAAAAAAGACTTTACAAGGGGAGGTGGAAGACATAGCCTGAGCTATCCTCCCCTATTATGTGGACCCCAAGGCACAACTCCCAAGGGTTTGACCACAGTTTTGTGTAGTGGTGATGCAGAGGTTAGTGTCACCAGTTGGATAGGTGTCACCCTTAATATCATTATGATCCCCAGTGGAAGATCTCTTGACACCACACTGGCCTATAGGAAAGGCGGTCCAGTACCCACCCTACATCTCGGGTGTATCGTACCACTTACTGTGCTGGATCTATGACGATCGTAGCTTTATTACCGTGTCCTGCTTACCTACCACTGGAGTCACACCAGTCGGAGTTAGCACCCTGCCTTTAACGCCTGTCACATCCCGTCACGGAGTAACCTCTTTAAGACTTGGCTTAAGGGAGGAGCAAGACACTAGCGATCAGAGTATCGAGGGTCGTCTTCTTCCCTCTCAACGATAAAGCCATCACTAGTTATCGTCACATGGTAGTTAGGAATCTTCTCTAAGAAGGTATCATACCAGCTACTGCTCAGGAACCATTGTTGCAACATCACAAGCAGTTCGCGGGATTCCACTACACCATATATCAGAGCCAGCTTGATTGATTCAAGCAGCATAACGCTCTCCTATTTTCCTTCTGAGCTAATACGTTTATCAAGTTGAGAGATAGTCTTACTCAACTCCCTCTTCATTGCTTCACACTCCACTGCATTAAGTGTTTCGATATTGACCTCAACCTTCTGGCCAGTACCTATATCACCTGCAATCCTATCATAGATAGGTGTTAGTTTCGTAACTAACGTATCTATCAGGACAACTGCACTGTTCATATCCTCCACTTGGAAGCGGAGAGACATGTCCTTAGCCGTACGTTCAGCTAGGTTAAGGATCTCAGTAGCACGGAGGTGTGTGACCAACTCACGGGTAACCTCGATAGAGGCTACTACTTTATCTGCCATACGATTTACTCCTCTATCTATGTTATGTTTACTAAAAGGCACCCAGTATCAGATGCCTTTGGATAAAGATAACTTAAAGATTAACCTTATCACGGAGAGGGAAACGATCGAAGTACTCTTCAATCATGAAGCTGGCACGCTTCAGCTGATGAGTCTGCTTACCCTTTAGCTCTTGCCTTACCCAAGCGAGTTGCTTGGTATAACTAAGTTCGTAAGGGAATTCTTCGAAGTCTACCTCTTGGATAATGTAACGTCCAAACCACCAGTCCTGTACTACCTCATTGAGATAAGCCAGAGCTGCCAGTCCAAACACCACGGTCACGAGCCATTGGTCAGCTGACATACATCACCTATGTAGGTTTATTCTGACGATTAGCATAAATGCCAATGCCAAATGCTACTA